GGACTCGCTACGGTCGGAATGACAGGCTTACTTTGCTGCACAAGGTTACCGGTTGGCTCCTCCCGTTTCGGGAGGAAGAGCCTGCCCTGAGCGGAGTCGAATGGGGAGCCCGCCATGCGGGAAGGTGGGCCTCTTAATTGGAGGGTTTGAGATGATTGAGAATACGGGCGACCTGGACAGCCAGGCGCTTTTCAGCGAGGACGGCAAGCATGTTTATCGCGAGGGCATGATCTTCGAGTGCGGGGATTATCCTGACAAGCAGTTCAGCTTGACCGAGGCGGACGCGGACGCCTATATTCAGGCTTATACGCCTGTCGAGTTCGCGGTCGAGCATGATGTGCCGCTGCCCGAGAAGCCGCTGCTTGAGAGCATACGGCGCGCCGGTAATCAGATTATCGGGCGGGCGAAGCTGCCGGTTTGGCTTGACAAGCTTGTGCCGGTCAAGAAGGTGTCTTGCTCGTGGAACAGAGACACGAAGACGCTGCGAGAGATATCGTTCACTTCCAGGCCGCGGATCGCTAGCGCGGCGCTCTTTTCTGACAACAACCCGGCCGTCGATCCGGCCACAACCACTAAGGAGACAAACAAAACCATGACAGCAAAGGAATGGTTCGATAAGGCAAAAGCCCTGTTCACAGGGGAAGTGCCTGCGGAGTTCTCCGAGGGGGCCGCGCCGGCCACGGCTACGGACTCCGAGGAAACCAAGCGGCTGCGCGAGCAGCTCGAAAGCGAGCGCAAGGCTCGAATTACCAACGAGGCGGCCAGCTTCGCGGACGGCGCGATCGCGGCTTGCAAGGCGCTTCCCGCCGAGCGGGAGCATCTTGTGAACGCGTATGTCGGCGCGGCGAACACCGACGCGGCTTCGCCGGCTTTGTTCGGTGACGGCAAGAGCTCGGTGTCGTCGCTCAAGGCGATTGTCGAGGCGCGGCCGGTTCACAAGCTCATAGAGGGCGAAGTGAAGATCGTTCCCGACGACAAGGGCGCCAACTTCACGCGCGCCGACGACAAGAAGGTCAATCAAGAGGCTGTCGATCCTGACACGATCGCCGCCATGCGCAAGCAGCTTGAAATCAAGGAGGGCAAATAAATGCCGACTACAGCATCAGTCACTTATTCCCAGGCCAAGCTGACGCCGATGTATGACGCGGAACTCGCTCGCGAGCGCAGCGTCAACATCAAGGCGTCGCAGGCTATCGCCGCAGGCACGATCCTCGGCGAGCTGCTCGGTACGAATGCCGTGCAGACGATCACTGTCGCTAACGCGACAGGCGGAACGTTCAAGTTGACGTTTGGCGCGCAGACCACTGGCGATCTGGCGTTCAACGCGTCGATCTCGGCGGTTCAGACTGCCTTGCAGGCGCTATCGACGATTGGCGCGGGCAATGTGGCCGTGACGGGCACGCCGGATGCGTACACGGTCACCTTTGTGGAAGCGCTTGGCAACGGGCCGGTTGGCGCGATTACGGCGACGGACTCCACCACGGGCGCTGGGCATGCGATTACGATTGCGCAGACGACTACGGGTGTGACGGTGACGCCGGGAACGTTCGCGGCTTATGCCTCGGGCAACACCGACGGCACGCAATACCCAAAGGCCATTGCGGTCTACGACATGACCACGGACGCGAGCGGCAATATCACGCTTGGCACGGCGACGGGGGCTATTCCTCCGGTTGCCGGCGGGAGCGCAGGGCTTAGCGCGCCGGTGTATGTTTGCGGCGTGTTCGCGACTGCGGACCTGGTTGGCCTCGACAGCGGCGCGGTTAGCGCGCTGAACGCACGATTCGAGACGGGGACACTCGCCGACGGCGGGATTGTTCGCATACCGTAGGGAAAGAATCTACGTCTTAGGAACCTACCTTCCCACTTCGTGGGCCCCTTCCTTCCGCAGCGGAAGGAGTTGCAGAATCTGGGATTCCTCCCGTTGCGGGAGGAGGGGTACCCGCGGAGCGGGGAGGTAGGTTCTTCACAAATTCAGGAGACAAAACAATGCCTATTACAAACGAGGGGCTGACTTACCCGACGGCGGCGGAAATGGAGCAGATCGCGCAAGACCTGCTGCCTCGCCTTCAGGCGGATCGCCCGATATTTGACATCATGCCGATTCGCTCGGTTGACGCTTTCGAGCTTATCTGGGAGCAGGAGTCCATCTTTACCGGGCTGCAGGGTTGGCGCGGTATGAATGGCGCGCCGGGACGTGTCGCTCAGGTGTCCGTCAACCAGTACAAGGTCGATCCGGGCGTCTACGGCGAGTACATGCTTATCGATGAGATGATGCTGACTCGCCGCCGCGCTTACGGCACGCCTTTGGCGCCGATCCCGATTGTGGATTTGGTGACCGACAACCTGACGAAGCTCCTGCAGCGCCGTCTCGATCGGATCGAGACGATTGGGTGGAACATCCTGCAGGGCAGCTATTCGGTGAGCGCGCCTAACGGGGCGATCATGATCACGGACAGCTACAATGTGCAGACGTACACTGCAACGCCGGCGTGGAGCAACCGGACGACGGCGGTTCCGACCAGCGACTTCAGCGCAGTGAAGCTGAAGCATCGCGGCCACAGCACGAGCTTCGGCGGCAGCGCGAAGGCGTACGCCAACCAGGGCACGATCAACAACTTGCTGCTTTGCGAGAATACGGCCGATCCGCTTGGCCGCCGCATTCCGGGCCTTATGAGCAACAACCTGGGCGATACGAACAAGATCCTCCAGGGCGCGGACCTGCCGGAGATCGTGGCCTACGACGAAGGCTATGTCGATGACAACGGGGTGTTCCAGCTCTATATCCCTAACGGCATCGTGATCGTTGTCGGCAAGCGCCCAGCGGCGCAGCGGGTGGCCGAATACAGGATGGTTCGCAACGCGGCCAATCCGAACGCGGCGCCGGGTGCGTACACGCGAGTCGAGCTCAAGCCGGAGATCCCGCCGCAGGTGCAGGTGCATGACGGGCACAATGGCGGCCCGGTGCTTTACTTCCCTAGCAGCATCGTGGTTATGTCGGTCTAGTCGATAGCGTTTCGAGCGCCTCCGTTAATTCGGGGGCGTTTGGACACTTGAGGAAACAAACAAAATGCCAAATTTCCATAAAGTAATCAAGGGGACAGTCGGCGGATGGCCGCAGACGCTCAACGAGGGCGACTTGTTCGACGCGGACGATCCCAAGTTCGCGCATTTCGATGTTTCGCGGCTTGTTGGGCTGGGCGTGGTCAAGGCGGTGCAACCTGAGCCTGAAGAGGCTATGCAGCTCGCCGAGCTTGGCGACAAAGAGCTTAGCGCGCTTGCCGGCCGTTTGGGCGTTGTCGATGTGGCCAAGAAGGGTCGCAAAGAGCTTGCGCGCGAGGTATTGGCGGCGCAGGCGAAGGACCCTCACCCCAGCCCTATTTCCGCAGATGGGGCGACGGAGCAGGAGTAAACCGACATGGGCTGCATAGGCATAACTGGGCCTGAGAGTGTCGCGCAGATACAGGCGGATTTGGGCGTTAGCGCGTCGGTTTATGCCGATGTGTATAACACTGTGCCGTTTCTGTGGGATTCGTTCGCGGACAAGGCGAGTTTTTACCCCCGACTGCAGTATGCCTATACTCGCCGCGAGGCGGCGGATATGCTGCTTGGGGCGCTTAGAACGAATGTGGACGCTGAGCGGCTGCATTCCAGTGTTTCGCTGAGCCAGCTATTCGAAAACGCATCGAAGATCCGGCAGTTGGCGCAGGATCTTATCGATGAGATTGAAAAGAAGCTGAGCGCGAATCTTGCGCCTATGACCGGACAGATTACGAACAAGACCGGGCGGCGCGTGCCGCCGTTTGCGCCCAATCCTTCCAATCCTGGGTATCGTGGCGATCCGCTGATTGACATGATGCCGCCGGAGACGTTCGGGTAATGGCACTTGGCGCAAATTATGACGCGGCGCAGCAGGCTGTGGATACGTTCTTCGGGCAAACGGCCACGTGGGTTGGCGGCGATGTGACGTTTGCCTGCACTCGGGAGCAGGTGCCGCGCAAGGATGTCGAGGACCTGGTATCGGTGTACGACGCGGGCAACCCTGGCAACGCGGATATCTGGCGGGTCATGTGCTCAAGCGCATCGTTTAATGCCGGCGCGGGGCCGTTCCCTCGCGAGGGCGATTCGCTGACCTGGGATGACGGCGGGATATCGGCGCTGAAGGTTTGGCGCATTGTCGATGCCGGCGCGCCTCCCATAGCCGGCGTTATCGGGCCGATCTATTACCTGGCGTACCGCAAGGGCGCGCCGGATGCGGTGACGGCCGACGGGGTTGGCGGGACGCGGCCTTATATTCAGATGCCGGAGAATGCTCTGGCGGAGAGTTAGATCTATGAATCGTCCGGTTATGACCAATTACGCTTACCAGTCGGCGCTGGGAAACGTTGTCTACAATATCCTACTGCAGCAGGCGATACCGATGCTCAATGCGGGGCTTGGCGCGATCTTTGGACCGCAGCAGATCAATGCATCGTTGGCCGAAGGCTCATACACATTGACGTATCTGGGCCAAACCACGACCGAACTTACCAGTTTGTCGACTGCCGCTGAAATTCAGGCGGCTATCGAGGCTCTTTCTACCGTCGGCGCAGGTAATGCCAATGTGACAGATGAGGGAAACGGCCAGTTCTTGGTGCAGCTCTTCGATGGACTCAGCGGTGGTGTCACGGTCAGTGCGCCCGGTGGCTCGATCTGGTCGTCGCTGCTTCAATTCGACGCGTCCAGCACGATCTATCGAAACCAGCGATCGATATTGCAGCCAACCATCTGCGTTTACCCAGCGCGCGACGATTTAGGCCAGCGGCCGATCCTGGCGACGCTAACCGGCCTCGTGCAATATGTCGTCACAATCAGTCTTCGGTTGCCCTATGTTGTGGCGCCTCCGGCATCCACAGGCAACGAGCCGGAAGCGTTCACCCGGACGGGTGACATGTTCCGAGACACAATCGCCAGCGTCTTCTCCAGTGAGCAGAACCTTGTGCCGGAGGCAGTAAACGCGAAAGGGCAGTCGATTTTGCCGCCTCTGGATAATGTGTTCGCCATGCTGCTTTACGCGGGATGCGTCGACGATATCCCGGTGAGAGATTCCGCGGGGCCCCTTCATTACAGCAAGTGGGACTGCCGGATCGTGGCGGTCAAGACGACGCAATTCAATAGAGTTGGGGGTTAGGAGAAACCTAATCCCCTTGCCCCCTTCCCTAGGAAGGCAGGGGGAAATGAAGGAGAAGTAAAGTCATGGGAACGCCAGTATATGCAGGCAGCCTGGCCGAACTGGGATTGGATGGGTGGGCCGTGTGGTCGCCGGACGACGGCAACGGGACACAGTATCAGTTTCCGTACATGTCCACGAATGAGACGAAAACCAGCAATGTTTCCGTGATCCCTCTGGCGGACAACACACAGAATCCTCATGTGGCGATAGCGGGTGCGCGGATCGGCACGCGAACCATGCGCTGCATTCTCAATGCGAGCGCGAGTTGGGCAGGGTTTCTGACGGCCATTGTCGGCCCCAGGAACTCTACCGGCGTCAATGCCGGCAACCTGACTCCGTGGCTGGCCACGTTCAAGCCCGGCGCCAATTCCGCTGCGTATTCGCAATCGCGCATCTGGATCCGCCGTGTCAAGATAGATTCGGGGTGGGCCGTCCAGGGCCTTGGCAATCTGATTGTTGTCAACATTGAAGCAATCGTGCTCGATCCGGACAACAACGGCACTATCGAGAACTTTACGGCTGCAACAACGGCAACCACCGGAACACAGGTGAGCGCATTCCTGCAGATGACTCTCCAGAACATCACGGGAGGCTCGCCGACGGTCTACGACGGCTTCAATCGCTTCGTGTTTTCGTGGGACAACTCCATGGCGATTATCAATGCGCCGGACCCAGCGCTGGGAGCATTCAACACGCCGGCCGGATGCGTAGCGGGTTCGCCGGTGGCGTCCCTCCAGGTTTTCCAGGTTCGCAACGCGACCAACCCGATACCTCGCGCCTCCGGGTTCTACCCGCTGACGCTGCTTATCCCGACTGCCGACAAGACGCACAAGCTGACTGCGGCATTCGCAGTTGCTTATGTGTCCGACGCCGAACCGATCGACCTACGAGGGGCGATTATCGACTCGGCCACATACCGCCTGGTCGGGGGGCAGAGCGGAAACGGGACTGAAAGCTGGCCTTGTGTGATTAGCTATGCTTAGAAGCAGCCCGTGGCCGTCCGGAAAGACCCATCCGGGTTGAAACCCACCTTCCCGCAACGGGAAGAAAATTCTGGTCTGGTTGGCGGCCGGGTATTTCACATTTCGCGCGAAACGGAAAGGGAGATATGAAAATCGTAACCGTCCTCTACCGAGGGCAGCATTTTGAGATCGACGACGCGCAGCGGGCAGACTATCCGGCCGACAAGGTGACGGAGTTCAACTTGCAGTTTAAGCCGGCCACTGGGGACAGCGCGGCGGAGTTGTTGCGGCGCATGAACGCGGGCGGTGTTCGCGGCGCTGGCGGCACTGTTGCGGACGCGGAGAGCTATGAGGCGGCTCGGGGACTGTATCTGGCGCATGTTTTGCTATCGGGGTGGGATTTGAAGCAGACATCGAACGGGGTCGAGAGTGACTTGGCGCTTAACGAGGCCAATATCAACAACTTGCCGCCGGCGGTGTGTATTCATGTCAGCCAGGAGTTCAGGACTCTGAACCGATTGCCTTCGCCGGAACAGGTGGCCGCGGAGGGAAACGTCTGAGGGAATGTTGGCACGACTACATAGAGGGTCGCGGCGGCATTCCCAACGATGCGAGCAGGGCGTTCATGCTCTGGCATAGAGGAGTCACCCAGGGTTGGGAATCGATCCTGGCGATGGATCTCGATGTGGATGTAGAGGCCGCGGTGTTGGCTATGGATTGGCCTGGCTACGCGAACTGGGCGGCCGGCGAACTGGCGCTCTCGATTTCGGGCCTAACCCAGGCAATCCGGCAGATGGCTTCACGATCGTTTTAATAGCGGATACCCGAATGGCCGAAATTGACACAATAACAAC